CCAGCCATTTGTGTTGATGAAGCTGCTGCAATAGCAGACTGTCCAGCCAACATTGATTGTGTTTGACCAGCAACATTCCATGTGCCAAGAATAGCAATGAATCTGTCAATGTCTGAGGAATCCCCAACTGATAAAGTTGTAGAACCACCTAAGGCATCGCATTTCAAAATAACATCGTGTATTGTGGAATAAGCAGGTATTCTGGCCATAGTAATAGTACTAGGATCTCCAGGTGTACTTGCTTCGTAAGTATCATACCACACTCTTAATACTCCGTGTACTTGCTCAGAAGATGCAGGTACCATTGGAGTTGCGTCTAAATTAGTAATATTTACACCTTTAACGGCTGACATATTATTTAGTTTCCTCCATTAGTCTTCCCTACATTTAATTTCAACGACTTTTTCTTCTTCCATTCTCGTAGCACCGATACTCATAGCATAATAGACTTGAGTAGCATAACCTTTGTCAGCTCTTTCATCTATTTTTGCTGTAATATCTTTGCCTATTGAAAGTAATAAGCCGTCTTCAGCCCAAGCAATAACTCTACGGTTAACTCCAGATTCGCTGGAAAGACGAGTTGATACAATAAATTTAAAACCTAAAAATGTATCAATTTCACCTTGCACTAATGCTTTAACAGTATTGTAATCTGATGAAGTTACAGTTGTTATATTTAACAAATCTGCAAGCTGTTCAGGAGCAACTGCAACATAACGAGGTAATGTTGTGTCTACATTAGCTTCGTCAAGTAATTGCTTTGCTTCTACAAGTTTAGCGATTGATAAACCTGCTACAGGCGATCCGACTGAAACAACTTGTCCTGAAGGGAAAGTTGTTGAAGTAGAACCTGTTTCACCAGTATATGCAGTTCCGAAAGCAGCAGAGATGATTTCATCATCTATAGCTCTTCCCATTGCAAATGCTGTGGCTTGTGAGTAAGGACTTGTTGGATCAATTAATGTTCTGACTTTGTCTTGGTCGTCAATTAAGTCAGCATACTCATAATCAACAAGCGATACTCTTCTTCTGGCATGTGGAGTGTCTAGTTGTGGTGTGTCTGCATGTCTGCTCAATCTCTTTTGTGCAGTCGCAGAACCAACTTGATCGTAAAATGCGTTCTTTCCTACTTGACTTTCAACACGTACAGCGTTTCTGAGCAAACTTCCTTTTTGTTGAGAAAGTAATTGCACGTTACTACTATATTGTTGAACGAAAGCTGTAGTAATTTGAGAACTCATTTAGATCTCCTTATCCAAATTGTTAATAAAAATAAACAGCGAGAAGTGCTGTCCATAATTGGACACTCTCTTGGGAAGTAACGATTACCCCATACGAGTCATTGACTAACAACAGGAATGTTCCCATTTACCCTGACTTTGTTTTAAAAATACTAAAACAAAAAAAACTTTTTATTCTTCTGGATGAACCATCTCTTGCATATCAGCTACTTCTTTAACTGCATTTTCATGTTCAGCATCTTTACGATTCCAATATGCTGTACCAGGTGCAGTTAATTCTGTAATCTTTCTTTTAGCTTCTGCAGGAGTGAAAAACTCACTTCCTTTTTCTCCAGTAGCAATCTTATCTTCAGATATAGTGTCTGCAATATTAGACATCAACTTTATAAATGTAGGATGATCACCTAATTTAGTTCCATCTTTTAATTCTACATCTAAAAATTCAGTATCACCATAAGTTTGGAATACTCTTTGAGAAGATTTTAATTTTGCATCATACGTTTTTCCAAACTCTTTTCGCAATGCAGCTTCTGATTCTGCTCTTTTAGTATCAGCATCCACATTTATATCTTCTACTTGTGTTTTGATTAAGTCTTTATACCAAGAAGTTAATCCTTTAAATTGTATTTGGTTAAGACCTAACTTATGAGCAGCATCTTTAAAGTTCTTTACATTCTCTTCTGGAATAGGTAAATCACCAAAATCTTCCTCATAAGTTTTTGCTTCTTCTGGTTTGCCTAATTTATTATATACAGCATCCCATTCTTCTTCCGAAGCATTTTTTCCAGGAAGTGCAATCTTATCTGCACCTATCATTTTTTGTGCATGAATATAAGATTTTGCCAAACCTGGAACATCTTTAACAGTTAGTAATGATGGATCGTTTTTCAAATCTTCTGGAAGACTCTCTTTCCAATCCACTTGTGCATCTAACGGTTTTTCTTCTGTTTGAGTAACATCAGACGATGTATCTTCTGTCGCTACCTGTGTTTGTTCTTCAGCCATCTTGTTTATTTTCCTCCTTTATAAAACTTAAAATGGTTAATAAAACAGATCGTTGCCCTTCAAGAAAGGCACTTTCGTGTGAGTCATTTCTTACATGCGTAGGTATATAATAATGACAACGAAACTTTAAATCTTTTAAAATTCTTTTTCCTTCTTCAGAACCAAAGACAACTTTATATTCTTTTCTTATTTGTTTTATTTTATCTAAATCCATTTATGTTGCTTCTGTAGTCATTATGTTTGCAACTTCTTTTACTGCAGGTGCTGCTTTCCCTGCTGCCTCTGCTGCTTGTGCTAATTGTTGTTGTTGTAATTGTTGTTGTTGTACCATAGAATCTTGTTCTCTTTTTTGTGAAACGCTAACATCATCATTTAATAACGTACCAGGAACACCTAATATATCAAATATATATTTAATTAATTTATCTGAATTTATATAATCAAAGACTGGAGCTTGTTGTTGTAATGGAATAGCAATTTCTAATGCTCTTAATATTCCAGATAAGTCAGAAGTTCTTTGTGCTTTAGCAAGTGGTGATACATATTCTATTTCTATATCAACACCTTCTAAATATTCTGGCATAGGTGGTAATTGTTCGTTTCTTAATAAAATTCTAAAAGCTCTATTAATTAAAGGTCTTAATAATTCACTTGTTAATCTTCCAAGAACAGGTCCTAGTAATCTCATCTTCTCTTCGTTTCTTTGTACAACTTCTGTTGCTGTCATTTGTGGGCCTTGTCCTAAAAGTAATTGGTCAATAAAAAATGCTTCTCTAATTGCCCTTCTTTTTTGTTCTTCCATATTTAATCCTATTGGATTATTAGCACCAATATTTAATGGTTCGATTCTATCTCTTGTTCCTGCACGATAATAATTTAAACCACCTGGCACAGTTCTTACAGGCAAAACAAATCCATCATCTGGAACTAACAATGGTGGATCAACTTGTTTTTGTGCTGCCTTGATTGTTGTCTTTGACATTTCATTTAACATTTTAATGTCAGGCAACGCAGTCATTGATGGGCTTCTTCCATATACTTCATTAGATGATTTTAAAAATCTAGGAACCATAAATGGAAATTCATCAAAACCACCTTCAGCAATTAAATGTTGTGCATCTAAATCAATGTAACAAGAACCAAATGGTTTATTTAATTTATCTTTTTTCTTTATATCATACTGATCTCTAGGATAGACAGAGTGTAAAATTGTAACATCTTTATATGGATCATTTTTTGATTCGTTTATAATTCTAGTTCCTGCTTGTACTCCCCATTGTTTAGCTGCTGCACTTGCAGACATATTAAATTTTCTGCAAACCATATCGATTTTACCTTGATGATTTTCAGATATAAATATTTCTGCAACATGTCTTGAAGAGAAACGTAACTCCCCTTCATCATCTTCTAGGAATAAACAGGCAGTTCCAAAAGCAGTAAGGTCCATATATAATTCGTGTATTTCTTGTTGAAAATTACTACGAGAAAATGCTTGATACATTCTCTCTACAGCAGTATCTAACCATGCTTTCGCACCCACATCCTCATTAATTTCATTTTGTCTATATTTTAAATCAAACCAAGATGTAGAAGGATTAGTGAGCATACCATGAAGAGAGGCAGCCAATAATTCTAATGCGTGTATTGCAGTAGCATCATAAATTAATTCTGTTCGTTTATCTCCTTTAGCTCTTGTCTTAGTAACAGTTGCTTTTCTAGGTAGAACATAATCAGCAATTTCTTGCCAATGTCCTTCCCAAGAATAACGAAGGTTTTTTAAACTTTCAAACTGTTTTAGTTTGTCAGCTACAAATTTACTTACAGCCATATTTTATCCTCCCAATAATGTTTTCTTCTCTGTCAACGGTTCACCAACAATACCTTCTGCTCCAGTCATTATAGTTGAATAACGACCTTTTCTTTTTCTTTGTTGAGCTGATACTGCTTCACTTTGTTCCAACTCTGCCCTTGTTGGTCCTGCTGGAGCAACTGGCTGTGGTGGTAAAGCAACTCGTCTAGGTTGTGGTGGTGGTGATGGTGGTGAAAAAAATCCTCCCATTATGTTGTACCTCCTAATAAAGTTTTCTTATAAGTTTCTGGTTCATCCAGTAATCCTTGTGGGCCTGTTTGTATTAATCCAGCCCTTGCTGCTTTTTGTTTTATTCTTCTTCTTTCTCCTGACATTTCATCTAATAAAATTTGTGCCTGCGATTTTTCTGCAGCAGATGCTTGTGGATCATTTACAATACTCTCTGCATTTTCTCTAGTAACAGGTGGTCTTGGTGGCGACTCTGGTATTTCTGGCATAGCCATGCTCGGCATCTTTGGTTGCATCATTAAACTTGCAGCCGAACTTAAAGCACTAACCATTGCACCGACAACCATCCAGGTTTCTTTTGCAACCATTACCCTAAACTCTCCATAGTAAATGGGTTATATTCCTGTTGCGAAATTCTTTGTTTTGGCTTTCTCATAAGTCCTTCTTCTGTATCTAATCCAATTCCCATATAACGAAAGGCATCTGCAGCATGAGATGACCAATCGTGTTTTGGTCTTGTTCTAAACGATTGAGTCTTTTCATCATATACCCTGTGATATTGTCGAAGTGCCTGCAGGCCATCTTCACAGTTTTTTGTATCAAACCAACAACGGCTTATCAATTGTTGTGCTGCATGTATTCCATCTTCAATTGGTAGCTTTGGTACTATTTTGAAATTTAAACCTAATTCCAATGCGATTTCACGCCTTGATTTACCAGTACCTAATTCTCGGACATCAATATCATGTGGAGCATAATGATGTTGGTAAAGATACTTATAAGTATTTAATACTTCACAGTAATGTTTTAAACCCTCACCAGTAGCTTCATAATAATTTATAACATGAACTGCATGTCCTATTACTTGTACAAACCAAATTGCTGTCGCATCTGCAATACCTAAATCCCAAAAAGTACTTACAGGATAACCTTCATCATAAGGAACTTTTGTAATTCTTTTTTCATTTAATGCTTTATCTAATGGCTTGCCATAGATAGCACCTTCTACATTAGCAACAAACGAACATTCAAACTCTTGGTCAAACTGGTTCTCAGTCATTATTGCTTTTGCTGCTTCTAATTCGTCTTTAGGAAGTATCTTTGTTTGTGATGCCCTGTATACTTTAGAGAACCATTTAGGATTAGTTACAGATTCCTGATATAATTTATAAAAATTATTCTGTCCTCTTGGAGTTCCTACAAAAAAACAGAAACCTTTTCTGTCTACCAATGCAGGCCTTACTACTTCCCCAAACACTCTCTCTGGCATG